CAAATTATTTACAAGAGTTGTAATACCACTCGTATTTGTACCAACACTACCTTCTAAAGACGTCACTCGGGATGCGTTACTTGACAAATTATTTACGAGAGTTGTAATACCACTCGTATTTGTACCAACACTACCTTCTAAAGACGTCACACGAGCCGCATTACTCGACAAATTATTTACGAGAGTTGTAATACCACTCGCATTTGTGCCAACACTACCTTCTAAAGACGTCACTCGGGATGCGTTACTCGACAAATTATTTACGAGAGTTGTAATACCACTCGCATTTGTGCCAACACTACCTTCTAAAGATGTAACTCGGGATGCGTTACTCGTCATATCTGAACTTAAAGCAACTCCCGTGAGTGTTGTACCACTTCCGTAAAATTCGGTCGCGTATACGTTTGTTCCTACGACGATATTACCGGATGTAGTTATGGATTCAGCTGCGTTCGTAAAACTAACTGTATTTGTGGATACATTTCCTTGGTTGGATGCCTGTTGAAACGTTACCGTACCTGCAGTATTCGATAATAGACCACCGTCCCCCTTGAAAAACCCGGATATAATTGTAACGTTTCCTTGTGTCTCTAAAGATTCGTTCGTATTTGTAAGAGTGATTTTGTTTGTTGATGTTCCACCGTTATTGGTAACACCTTGTAAATTCCCTATAGAACCTCCGGAAATGTTTACACCCGTGAGTAAACTTCCATCGCCTATGAAATAACCAGATGTTTGTATGCTTGTAGTTGCTACGTTACCATTTTCTAGAGCATCCTGAAGTGTGGATGCACTCGCACCTTTATATTTTTGTATGTTACGTGCAGTATCACAACCAGGCATTCTTACAAATATGTATCATTATTTTTAGAGTGAAATGAGGCATTCGCCTTTTTTGAATATGGTTTCGTCATTATTTTTTTTATTACCTGTTCTGGGTATATGAAATCCACCTTGTTTATAAACTTTGAGACGTTTATGATACATGGCGTGGCATATGGACCACTGATCGAAAATATCGTAAATGTGTGGATTATTCTTTTTACCATGCGTTTCGCGCATGATTCTACCTATAGACTGAACGATATCGGATTTTGGTGTTGCTAATATGACGGTATCAAGCGTCGGTATATCGAGACCTTCGTGTGCTTGGCTAAACGTTGCGAATATGATTTGTTTTTTACTTGATAGCGCTAAGTCAGATTCTTTCATACCACCCATGTATAGACCTGACGTTTTCTTGAAACTTTGATGAAGAACTTCACAATGGTGTCGTCTATCACTTAAAACGAGAACTTGTCGTGTTGTTTTTGATACATCCTTTATTATTTTAGCTATAACTATATTTCTTTGACGATCTTCTGTAAGTTCGGTAATCATGGTCGCCAAAGAAAGTTTACCAAAACGTGTACACGGCGGTGGGTCTCCAAATCTATCACACGTATACTCAATAGGAAAAACCTCGACTTGTTCTTGATTTTCGCGTTCAATTGAAAAAAAAGTTGGACCCATGAACCAGTGAAGAACCTTTGTAAGACCATCTTTTCGCGTGGGTGTCGCCGATAATCCAAAAATATGTTTTGGACACATTTTGAAAAGTGATTGTGAAAATACTTTGGCACATATATGATGTGCTTCATCGACTATCAAGGTTCCTATAGTATCGAAATCATTGAACGAGTATTCTTTTAAAGATAGAGATTGGAGCATTGCAATTACAAAATCACACTCGGTTTCCTTCTTATCTTGTTGTACTATACCTATGGATGCACCCGGGCAAAATTGATGAATACGTTCTTTCCATTGATTAGCTAAAAACTCTTTATGAACGACTATCATGGTTCTGTAACCTAATTTAGATGCTATCGCCAAAGCAACGGTTGTTTTGCCAAAGCCGCATGGAAGTGAAAGAACTCCGTTTCCCGCTTTAATTGCCGCCGCCATAGCAGTGTTTTGATGAGTTTCGTCGCGAAGTTTTCCATTGAATTTTACATTTATTTTAATTGGCTCTGGACGACGATCTTCTCTTGGTGGTCCTAATTTATCTTCACCGTAAAAACGGGGTACACATAGACCAGATTTAGCTTTTCTGAATACCTTAAAGGGGGGCGGGGGAAATCCGAACTCCGTGTTTACTATAGCACGAACCGTGAGTTCTTTTTTGATTTCTTGTGTCTCTCCTGTAATATATCCTGAACGTGTAAGACTCATTTACTATTATTAGTTTTTAAACTTTATATACTTCAATACCCACGAGTATCCACTATGTTCGTGTGCATTCCAAACACCATTAAACTGTATTTCAGTAAGAACGGGGTCACCTTTTTTTAACGATTGAACTGGGGTATCACCGTCGACGTTACACATCACACGTCTATACCTAAACGGAACCTTAACTTTTAAAACTTTACCGTCAAGTGGATCATCGAGTTTATCCGGAAATAAAATACTACTTGTTCTATGTTCGTGTAATTCTCTTATATAATGACTAACCTTTTCTGGTAAACGTATTCTTATGTATTTTTTATCGTTATAGTCGTACATTGGTTCGTACACAGTTGCTTGAACAGGGATCATTATTTTGTCTTTTTATATATTATTATAAGAATCAAAACTATAAGTATAAATAATAACAAATCGGATACCAGAAGTGTCCTTAAAGGTCGTTTCGTGTTAAAATTTTTATTACAAAATCGCCTTCCTACTTCTATGGCTGCTTCTATACTTGTATAAGGTGTGTTTCTTTCTGACATCATACCACATAAAGCAACTTTAGAACACTTTCCGTAAAATGGAACCTGCCCATGTAAACTTAAAACACCAGAAGATTGTTCAAATACCCATCTTCCATTTTCCCAGTTACACCCCCATCCTATTCTAATATCTATTGGGTTAGGTACGTTAAGTTGTTCAAAAACCCTTGTTTTTAATGTATCTGGATCCGTGGTTAAAATTTCTTCGGTAAGATCGCATATAACACACGATATAGTTTTACGATCAGAAAGAACGACGGGTTGTATTTTAAATTCTGTTTCCATCGCATATTCGAGATCGGTTTTTTGTAAATATATTTCCTCGTCGTAATCAAAAAGTACATTGATACATCCGTAAGTATTTGGACCTAATTTATTCTGTATATCTTCTCCCCAGTTATTTTTAACAAGATTTATTGCTTTATCATGGTCTATAGCCATTATTAGCATACCATCATTTATAAGACTACCGTCTTCAAAAATACCAATGTATTCATCTTTTCCATAGTCTACATTTGTAAGTTCTGCGTTAAACTTGAAAACGGCACCTTGTTTAATGAGGGCCTTTTGCATTTTATCGGACATTATTTTACCCGAAACCCTTTGTGTATATTGTTTGGATAATCCGACATGGTCAAAACTTTTAACAAATTCATACGATGACATTACGTCCCATGTTACACCATCCATTATGAGAGTTAACGTGCTAATAGCATTTTTACCAGTTTCTGAAAGTTCTCCTATTGCATCTTTCAACGTTATACTTTTGTATTTGTTTTGATTCGATAAAACTCTAACTGCGAGTGAAGATAATGCAATATAATCTTTGGGGTTTAAGTATTTCAAAATTGTTGTGTAAACACGGGAATCCCCTGGCTCAAACATTTCATTCCACGATATACCCATTTCATTAAATAAATCACTTGTATTTTTGAAAGCGTTACCAAAAACTATTCTGTGTGCATGAATATCTCTTTTATTTACTTCTGGTTCCCACCACGAACCTCCTGCACTTTTTTTGCGATCATATATAATAACTTCATATTTTTTCGTTTTTAAAATTTCCCATGCGATTGACATACCCGTTGGGCCTGAACCAACTATATGAACTCTCATTTATATTACACTAGAGAATTATTATGTAATATAATATAAGATGGTACGATGTGCGTTAAATATTAATCCTAAATTAAGTTTACCATCAAGACACAAGTCAAAGACGTGGAAATTTGCAGGTGAATTTTTGATACGTAGACAGTTCCAAAAAGATCAAAAAGAATTAGGATCATGGACACGTGATCAACTAATTGAACTTGGTCCAACTTTCATAAAACTTGGTCAAATAGCATCCTCGCGCGTTGATTTATACCCTTTAGAGTTTACGCAAGAATTGGAATCTTTACAGGATAACGTACCTCCTATTGATCAATATACAATCATAAACATGATCGAATCCCACGTAAATTCGGGTACATTTTCACATTTTGACCACGAACCGTTTAAATCGGCGAGTATAGGACAAGTTCATAAAGCTACTTTACAAACGGGTGAGACTGTAGTTGTTAAACTTAGACGCCCTCATATATATGAAATTATGAAAAGTGATACGGATAATATTAAGGATATAGTTAAATTTCTCGAGAAAATAGGTATAGATACAGGTACAAACACGGGATATGTTCTCGATGAATCTATAGAATATTTATTAGCCGAAACTGATTACGAACAGGAAACTTTGAATGCGAAAAAATTCAGAAAATCTTTAAAAAAAGTGGATTGGATGAAAATACCTAAAGTACACGAAAGTCTATGTACGTCGGATATGATTGTTATGGAATATATAGCTTCTGAAAAACTTAACGATATATCCGACCCTAAAGTCAATAGGAAGAAGGTATGCGAAGCTCTTATAAACTCTTACGTGATTCAAACTATGGACAAAGGGTTTTTTCACGCCGATCCACACCCAGGTAATCTAGGTTTTACAAACGACGGAAAACTTGTTTTTTACGATTTCGGGTTGGTTATATATATTTCGGATGAAATGCGTGAAGGTTTTAACGAACTGTTTATACATATAATAAATAGGGATACAAAAGGTATTGTTGACGTACTTATCCGTTTAGAGGTAATTTTACCAACAACATCCGATACGAGTGATATAGAACTCTTTTTCAAAACGACACTCAATTATCTAGAAACACTCGACGGTAAAAATCTTAAGGATGAGATATTACAAGATGATAATCTCTTAAAACTAGCACAAGAGAAACCATTTATTATACCAACAGCTTTTGTATACCTTGCGAAAACGTTTTCAACGATTGAAGGAACGTGTGTAAAACTTGATCCAGATTTTACGTATATAGAATATCTCGAACCTATAATAAGAGATCAGGTTTCTGATGCTATAGACATAGGAAGTATATTTTCAACCGCAACTGAAATGCCAAACCGTGTAAAAAATATAAGTACGGCTCTTCTGGGAATGGAAAAATCGCGCGCGTCTATGAAAAGATCTATGGAAAAAACGCGAAAAGAAATGAGGTACGTACAATACAGTGTTTTATTAGCTGTATTTGCAGGTAACTTGTTGGAAAATTATAAAGAACTTTCTGCATTTTTAACCTTGATAAGTCTTGATTTAGCAGTTAGGGCTTTTCGTAAAAATCAATAGCGGTCGTTTCTGACGTTGGGGTTGAAGAGGGTTTTTTATCACTAAAAAACTCCTTATGTTTTTCAAATAAACTTTTTGTTTTTTCGACTTCATCTTTAGCGATATCTTTTAACTTTTCCTTAATGGAATCAACTTCACTGTCTCTTTGTTTACGAACTTTTTTACCAAACTTCTTAAACTTTTTTTGCGTGGAAGCAAATGTAGTGGTTACTGTGGAAAGTGTAAACATTATTATTTATTATTACTTAACATTTTTATTTTTCTTGGGTTAGTATAAGTATGTTAACGGATAGCGATATTCGTAAAAAGATTACACAGTTACGTAAAAACCATGGTCAAATATACGCACCTCTTAAATATTTCAGGGGGCTTTCTTCCCTGAAAGAAGTTGAAACGCGGTATAAAAAAATGTTAAAAAGGGATTACAGACCATTTAAAACCGATAAAAAGGTTGAAACGAGAACGTCGAGTTATACATCGAAGTTCCGTAAAAGGTACCCGGGTGTAACGAAACTGAAAGATATATCAAAAGTGACGGGTATACCGTTAAAAACTCTAAAAACAGTCTACGACCGTGGGTTAGCCGCATGGCGAACGGGGCACCGACCGGGTGCGAGTCCACAGGCATGGGCGTATGCGCGCGTACATAGTTTTGTTGTTAAGGGGAAGACGTATTACACAGCTGACAAGAACTTACGATAAAAAAAATCTCACGTTATACAAATGGTTGTTAAATCTCAATTAACACAGAACATTAAAAATAACCAAAATAGATACGATACTCGTATGCGGCGTATAAAAAGTATAAAAGAAAAATTAAGAAAATTCGGAAAACCTGGTCAAAATATGACTAATCACTTTATAAAAAGAATTTCCGAGTTTACTAATACTAATATAACGGAATTGGATAATAAAAAGACGGTAACTGGAATGGTTAATGTTATTAAAAGGGTATTAAAAATCGAAAATGTAAAAAATAAATCAAATAATAATAGTAATAGCGGTAATACTAGATCTATGTCTAGTCCTAGAAATATACCTCCAAGAAGTCGTAGCTAAAAAATGTATATAAAATCAAATTAAATAAATAAAGATTTACATTATATATAAAGATATAATTATATTATATATAATGGAAATTACTGTTGAACGATTTAATAACGGTAAGTATAACTTAAATACTATATCAAACGATCAGTATATAGGTAACGCATTAAAAAAGGGATACGAGTGGGATGGTTGGATGCGATACGATGTGGAAAAATATTATAAACCGGGTACGGATATAATAGATGTGGGTGCAAACATAGGGTATAATTCGTTAATGTTTTCGGATTATGGACCTGTTATTGCATTTGAACCTGTTTTTAATGAAATTGCTAACATGAACATGCGAGATAATAATCTTAAACATAAAGTTAGCGTTTATCCCGTAGCTTTATCGGATAAAATAGGTAAAATGGTTGATTTATATATACCCAAACCTCCTAAAGATGAACCCGATAAAATAAATTATGGTGGTACGAGTATGTATCCACACGAAGGTCACGATATGAATAAAAAAATATCTTGTAGGACAGATACATTAGATAATATATACACGGGTGTACCGTCCATAATAAAAATTGATGCAGAAGGTGCCGAATTAGACGTTTTACGGGGTGGTTTGAATACTCTTAAAAAACATAAACCCGTTTTACTTATTGAAATTATACACGGTTACTATAAAAATGCCAAAAAAATACACGACTTTTTAAAGGATGAAATTGGGTATACGGGTACACCCGAATCGAGACCCGAACATATGTTTTTATACGTTTAGTTCATTTCATTTCATTTATTAAGTCGTTTATACTCTTATAGTATCGTTTAAGGTCTTTCATGAACCGTTTATTATTTTCGAGAACTTCTATTTCGGGTTTATTCTTATAAATGTATGCGAGATTCGATTTCGAGTACCGCGTTCGTTTTTGGTTCTCGTTCGGTTTTCTAGGTACAAGTTTTTTATTCTTTTTAGACACGCTTTGAATAGGATCAATTCGTTTCGTAAAACTAATAGCTTGCATAACCGTATCGGCGAGATCGTCTTTCTTTTTAGACGCGTTGAATATAGGTATCCAGTGTGCATTAATCGTATTGTTCCATATGAATTGTTGACACCTTTCTATGGACGCCTTTTTACGTTTATTATACATGACTTTACCGGGACCCGCGAAATCGGGTATTTTGAATCGCGCGTCGTAAATGATCGTTTCCGCGCGTGGGTTTTTTATAATGAAATACGTATGAAGAAAGTGTTCAACCATTTTCATTTTTTTATTTTTATCGGGTTGTTTTTCTATGAGAATGGTATCGGATTGTAAAATCCAGGGTTTATCATCTAAATGGTTTCGTAACGAAACGAATAAGCCGTCTTTATGTTCAGGAGGTACTCCAGAAACATCCCACTGAACAATAAGATTGGACGTTTCGTCGAGCATACACATCGCGAGATTACGTATACCGACGTCAATACTTAAAATCATTAATATAAAGGAAACTTTTATCTTTAATACTTAACCGTACCTTTTTGCAGCTGTATTTGCACCTTTAGACACGGCACCTTGACCCGCTGGTGACATGGCAACCATTAACATAGAAATAACAACGAGACAAACACACATAACTGAACCGGCCGCAGCCGCCATAAATGGGCCACCAATTGCACCTCCGATAGCATCAACTAATCCGGCAAGTCCACCTTTCGTACTTGCTTGTGTGGCTCCAGCATCTGCCGCCAAAGTATTTAACACTGTATTTTCAACGATAGCGGATTCAAAATTTTGCATAATAGCCTGTGTAGCCATTTTAGCTGTCATATTTTGTGACCTATCAAATCCCAAACCACCACAATCAACATCACCTGCAATATTAATAGTATCCTCTTGAATATTTACAGCCGATGTAACTGTTTCCTGTACATTCTCAGTTGTAAGAACGGTTTCAACAAGATTTCTAATATTCATTTGTGTATCTTGTATTGTTGTTTGTGTTTCATTTTCACCTATACTCGTATCCCCGAGTTCCTTTTTCTTTTCTATAGCAGCCTTTGCAGCTGTGTTCATTTTAGCTGTTATTTGATTTTTTATTTCCCGAACAGATTCTGTAATAAAATTAACATCAGTTTGCATATCCGTATTGAGAGTTTGATTAGATACAATACCACAATTATACATTCCACCACCTATATTCAATTTCATCTTTTGTATATTGACCGAAGATGAATCCATTTTTTGTGTGTTTTTCGTAAGTTGTTCGTAAATCATTTCATTAACAGCATCCAGACCGAATGTTTGTCTAATATATTGTGAACTCGAGTTTCCCATATTGGTCTGGGTATTAATTATATTCTACATAGAAAAAAAATAATTGTATAAATTAATATGGGTTTTATTGAAAGTGTTACATGTACATTTACTAGTTGTCCAGATCCGCCACCACCACCAGATGAGGAAACCGACTGGGCGACGCATGGGAGACACCCAGAATTCCTAAATACATGTACAAGAGGTACTGATTCGGACGATGATGCTTATTTATGGAGGAAGCTGATTTTAGGCGACGTCAATGCAGAAGATAATTTTATACCAGAAGATCAAGTAAAAAAAGGATGTCCTGAAAATGATGACAGATGGGGGTTATGTCCTATTGACGGTGACGGTAATGTTATTGATACTGAAGATAATACTATATTTCACGCTTCAAAGGTTAATTGGCATCACGCAGTAAATAATCCTTATTTTGATCAAGAAACTGATAAAAACCTTGCTTTGTCACTGAGTGGTGGGCATATTGGTATGCAATATGGTGCTACAGGTTGTGCAGCAACGCGATTTGCTTTAGATTATTGTGCAGGATTAGATGATGAAGAAAAAGGACACTGGAAAGACGATCTTTTTATCAGATATGGACCAATATGGGACGGTGATAAAGGGGGAGGAGACGGACCTGTACCCATTACAAAAAGGGCAGGGGCGTATTGGTATGGTACAGATCTTAATAACGAACAAATAGCAGAAAGATCGATATGTCGGTGTTACGAAGTAGCAAAGTATGCAAATGGTTTGAAAGTATCTGCCCCTTTATTAGCAACGTTAGCGGCGATGGTGCCTGAATGTATGGAACCTCTAGATCACGAAGGTTTGACTAACACTTTTTGTAAAGACCCGCTAAATTTTAATGAAATGCAAGTTGGTGCTCAACCTTTCGATACGTGTGTTTCTCGAGATATCCATGGTACTGTTCGTAAAGAATTTTGTAAAATGGAAACTAATATAAAATCCGATGGAAAATGTACCAAAGCAGGTTTGGGGGAAGATACATACGAAGAAATTGCAAAACATTATTGCGATAATAACATAGACGATTCGTGGTGTAAATGTTATAACTTAACTTCGGGTAAGTGTAACGAAGACGGTTTAGCGTATGGGTGTAACGAAGCTGTACAGGAACTCGAGAGGAAGAAGGATGCTTTTGGAATGGATGGGTATAACATTCTTAAGGCTAATATACACTGTAGACCACGGGCGTGTACATTTGGGTATATTCCTAAGGGTACGGGGACGGATTGTAAATCGAGCTACCATTTCTGTGATCAAGATATTGATATAAGAACATCATCTGATTCCGATATAATTTTGAAGTGTCAATTGGGCGACGATTCCCTTCCTGATTTCATGACGAATCCAAATTCATCTGGTACGACACGCCTGGAACGTTTAAAAAAGAGATTCCCACCTTTTGATACGTTTCCATTAAATAAAACTCAAATTACACGTTGGCCCGTAACCTGGCGTTGGTCTGACCCTAACGTTAAGTATATAGCTGGGTATTCGGTATCAACGTTAACATCGTCTATTATATGTTTTATGTTAATGGGTATGTCAGGACGAAGATAAAAATCTTTGTTTATAAAAAGTACCATTATGGCGGCTTCAAACGCTTCTGGTGAAACAATTACAGATAATGATACGATGGAGGAGTTCATGCCAGATGATAAGAGCGAAGCATACAAGAATGCATGGTGTAACGCTAACCCTGGTAGTAACTTGTGTAAATGTTATAACGTTGTAAACGATAAGTGTAAAATCAATGAAGACATTAATGGGTGTACTCAAACTAAAACCGTTTGGAGCGATTTAATAAAGGATTTGTCGGATTCTGAACGAGTAAAGTTTAGTGGTCAACGACAATGTTATGCATCCGTGTGTACAGGATCTCAACACTATCCATCTGGACATGGGGACAATTGTGCTAAAGAAATTACTTTATGTAAACAAAACATTAACATAAACAGTGGTATTTATAATAGTAACATTATTTTTACACAAGATTGTGGAAACGACGGTGATTCGGGTAGTCCGAGTTCTATACCAGAAGGGTCCGAATCATTTGTGGACGACGGGGAATTTAGTATAGTAGAGGAAGTATTTAGAATAGAGGCCGATAAAGATAAAAAACTTTACGATAGACGGTATGTACAAATAATATCTGGGTGTTTATCGAGCATATTATCAGCAGGATTACTTTTCTTTGGAGCCATTACATTATCATAAATCAATTAGTATGTATACGTAAAAAAATGTATATACATAGTAATAGTAAGTACCATGACGACTATGAGAGTATATGCTCGTGGTCATAGAAAATCAGGTGGTGATGGTCACGAAGGTCGGGCAAATGACTTATCTGAAGAGACTAGATATTGCAACAAAGACGATTGTAATATAACAAATAAGAGTTATTGTGGCGATACGAGGGAACGAAAACGAGATGATCGACGTTTTGATAGCCTAGACGATTGTTCAACATGGGGAAACCCTGATTACGTACATTCGTTTATGCCCAATTCGAGTAGATTCAGTAAATGTGTTTATTATATGGGGGTAGGAGACGCGAAATGGTGTCATGACACTAAGCACTTTAGTATATGTAGTTCAGTATGTACTAATAACATTAAAGGTAAAAATACCAACGCCCAAAATCCGTGTTGGGATACGGATAAAAGAGGGTTTATGAAACCACCGGACGAAAATGTAGGTTTCGAGAATACTTCTTATAGTCCTTTCGCCGATGGTTTTTTTGGTTTACAGTGTGAATACACACCTGATCAAGCTCAAGTTATTAAATCTGCAGGTACTAATGAACATAATGGACGTAGCCTTTCTGATGGTGTAAAGATTAAAGATCCAGATTTAGGGTCTAATAACTATAGGAGTGAATGGGGTACCATATACCAACAGTTAAAGTGGGGTGCAAAAGACTTTGATACTTCGCTTTTTGATACACGTGAACAAGGATTATGTTCAAAACCTGAAAATTCAGAAAAAAAAGTCGATACAAAAGAACCAAAAGCAACAACGTGTTTTGAGGATGGTAGGATACAATGGAGTGGATATTTAAAAGACGGTAATAATCCCAATGCGTATCGATCTAAACAATACAAAGAAGTCGCATTACATCATTGTACAAAAGTTCCTAATGCCGAAGATAATCTAAGAGACAAAATTTTTAAAACGGGATCTTCAGATAAAAAGTGTCACACATATTTTCGTAATGAAGTGGACGAAAAAGATCTTATTGAAAAGTTTTGTTTAAAGGGAGACACTCCAAATATGGCTAAAAGTGAAAATAATGATTTGTGTAGTAGGGAAAGAATGGGTGATAATAAATACGAAGCCATGGCGGCTCAATATTGTTTAAATAATTCAGGCGATCCATGGTGTGGGTGTTATAACGCTGTTGAGAATAAGTGTAAAATCGACGAATCTTTACCGGGGTGTAACGAAAATTTAGAGACGTGGGAAGAAATGAAAGCCGGTTTAAGTTCGGACGAATCCGCACTTTTTAGTGGTATGCGACAGTGTTTCAAAAACGTGTGTGCAGGAAATAAATATAAACCAAATAATTGGAAAGAAGCGTGTAATAGACGCGTTAATA